TCATCTCGTTGCCGGCCTCGACGTAGCGGCGCTTCTCGACCAGCGCGATCGTCTTCCTGAAGCCGAGGGCCCCGTAGCCCATGTTGAACGCCATGTCCAGGCAGACGCGCTGCCGGACCTCGTCGAGCTTGGCGTAGAAGGGGAACGCCTTGAGGCAGCCCGCCTCGAAGCGGTCGATGTCCGCGCGGAGCACCTTGTAGGCCTCGTCGCGGGTGACGCCGCCCTCGAACCGGCGGCCAATGATCGCCTCGAGCGGCTTGACGCCGCGCTTGTCGATGCAGTAGCCGATCCCGACCGTCAGCAGCCCGAGGGAGTCCCTGTAGGCCTTGAGCCGCAGCCCCTCGTGCAGGGCCAGCTGCTCCTCCATCCGCGCGCGGTTCACCATGTCACTTCGCCGCCTTCTCGGCGGCCGCGTGGGCGATGAACCCGAACCGGTGCAGCAGCTCCAGGACCGCGATGATGGCCGCGGCGACGCCGGCGCTCCAGCCCGAGGCAGCCTTCTTGGTGGACTTCTCGCGCCCGTCGATCTTGGTCTCGAGGGCCGTGATCCGGTCGCCGTGGTTGTCGAGCTTGCCGTCGATCCGATCGAGAGTCTTGTCCGTTCGCTCAGACCAGCGGGAGAACTCCCCGACGGTCAGCGGCGCCTGTTCGTGAGCCATGGTGAAGCCTTGTAGAAAGTGGGGTTTAAGCCAATATTCTGAGCCCTCGCCCCCGTTTTCCGGGCACGGTTAAGACGACGCGATCAGCCGGCGGTAGGTCAGCGTCAGGCCGATCATCCTGGCGGTGCCGGCCATGGTGTCGGACCCGTTCGCCGGGTCGCGGAAGACCTTGATGTAGAGCATGTCCGACGCCTGGCAGTTCGTCATAGTGATTTGCCCGAACGCCGCCAGGTTGACCAAGTTGGTCGTCCCCTGGGTCGCGTCGGTCACGGTGTTGGCGGCGTTGAACGCCTGGTCGGCCGTGTCCGCGTCAGCCGTCGCGCAGGACGTCTGCAGCTGCCAGACCACGTTGCCGGTCGTCGTGGACGAGTGCCAGTATACGGCGGCGTCGACTCCGGCCGGGGCGTTCGTCCCGTTCCAGTCCGACGGCAGCAGGATCTGGACCTGGGCGCTCAGGGAGTTGGCGCCGTCGGCGAAGTCCAGGGTCCCGCGCTGGGTGTTGGAGCCGGTGGCGCAGGCCGGGACGGCCGCGTTCGACGTCGGCAGGCTCCAGCCGGTGGACGGGGTCGCGTTGTTGCACGACGCCGCGTCCCACCACCATTTTTCCTTGTTGATGCCGAGCAGCACGCGGTTGCCCGTCTGCGCGTCGGCCGGCGTGACCGACGCGACGGCGTAGAGCGACAGCAGGACGGCCGCGGCCGCGACGAATGCGAGTGCCTTGTCCCTCACAGGTATGCCTCCAGGTGCCCGAACCCGAATACCAGGTTGTTGGCGTTGTTCGTGATGACCATCATCTTGTATCGCTTCGTCCCGCTCACGGGCGTGACGGCGAGCAGCTCCTCGGTGAACGAGGTCGAGGTGTGTGACGTGCCCGTCACCGTGTCCGACGAGTCGCTCACGTTCCTGACCTTCGGCTGGACCGAGGTGCCTGCGTTGTTCGTGCGGGTGTTCACCCGCGCGCGGATCGTCATCCCGGTGACGTTCGTCGAGATGATCTCCTTCTCCCTGAACTCGGGGACGTCGAGCGCGCCCGATCCCTGGACGCCCATCTCCCTCGAGCCGCCGAGGTCTCGCTCCACGCGCCAGCCCAGCAGGGCCTCCGTGTTGTTCTTCAGCTTGTTCGCCGACTGGTAGCCGAACACCTGGTCCAGCACGAAGTCGGAGAACGACGTGAACGTAAAGGGCATCTCAGTCTCCCATCCCGGCGCGCCGCGCCCGATCCCGAAGCTTGTCTATGTCCCCGTAGAGGTCCAGCCAGGCGTCGGGGTCGGGCCAGGCCACGAAGTCGGCGCCGGGCAGCATGCGCTTCGCCACGGCCTCGACGGCTTCACTGCTCCTGAACACCAGGACGATCCGCCGGAGGCCGCGCGGGTATCCGGCCGCCTCCAGCTCGTCGAGCCCGTGCTCCAAGTAGGCCTCGAGCGCGTCCACGCTCGAGAATTCGTGGATGCGGTGCCCCAGCCAAGGCAGGCACCGCATCACCTCCGCCTTCGCCGGCTGGACGGCCGGGTCGTTGCTCTCGTATCCGCTCTCGATCAGGATCATCGCACCCTCTTCCCGGTGCTCCCGTCGCCGAAGAGCCCCGTCGCCTCGCTGCACAGGTATCCGTAGAGCCGGTCGGCCGCCCCGGCCGAGCCCCAGTCCGCCGCCAGCAGGGTTTCGTCGCCGAGGATGAATGTCCCGGCGTAGAGCCGCTCGACGTCCACGGCCACGAGCTTGACGGTGTATTTCTGCGGGTCGGTCACGTGCCGGACCACCCGCAGCGGACGATTGGTCCACCCGCTCGAGCTCAGGCCTTCCACGTGGGTGACCTTGATGACGTCCCCCAGCTCGGTGCTCAGCCCGCGCAGGTTGGTCAGGACCTCCACTTGGTTCGGCGGATCCTTGTAGTAGAGCAGCCGCCGGTTGGAGATGTCGGTCGCCACGGTGCCGGAGCGGACGCCCCAGAGCAGCAGGTTCCGGCTCTTGCGCTCCTCGCCCAGCGCCTCGATGGCGTCGTCGTCGCTGACCTCCAGCGCGTTCGCGTCCCAGTCAGGCTTGCCGGTGACCTTCGCGTAGCGCCGCTTGTAGCTGTAGACGATCGTGTTCTCGATTCGCTCCGACTGCGCCTCGACGTCGAAGGTCTCCTTGACGATGTCGTGCAGCTGCGTGTATTCCCTGGCGGCGTCGAGCACGGCCGTCGTGTCGTCGATGCCGCTCACGAAGAACTGGCTGTTCCGGTTCATCCCGGAATCGCAGTCGCAGCTCTGGTTCAGCCTGGCGATCGAGTCGCGCAGCGCCACGAACTCGCCCTCGGCGCCGAACACGATGCCGCCGGGGTAGCCTCCGTCCAGGCGCCGCGCGTGCAGCGCCAGCAAGGCCGCGAAGCTGTCTTCGTCCACCTGCGGCTTGGGGTCGCCCCCGCCCAGGTCGGCGCCCCACGTCGGGACCGTCAGGTGGGTCCCGCCCGAGTCCTGGAACCCGAAGTTGACCACGAAGTCCTTGTAGATGTCGGCCAGCTGCTCGATCATGGCGCCGTCGTCGCCGTCCAGCCGGCCGCGCACGTTGATCGTCAGCGCCTGTGACCCGTCCGCGGCGGCGTCGCCCTCGGGCCCGCGCGCGTAGATCATCGTGTAGCGCCGCGAGTTGACCGTCTTGAACTGCGGCGTCCCGGTATGCGTCGGGAAGAAGGTCGAGTAGCCGGTCTTCCCCGGGGCCAGGAACGTGACCCCGAACTTGTCGTCCCCGATCTTCGCCTTGCCTTGGAACACCGCGGCGATCGACTCCACCTGGTGCCCGCAGACCAGGAACGAGTGCCACGGCGAGCCGTTCGTGTCGTTCTCCAGCCCGACGTAGGTGACCGGCACCGCGCCAGAAGGCGCCGGCGCCCCGTCGATGTATTCGACCCCCGTGTCGAGGAAGTCATCGTCGAAGGAGTTGGCCCCCGACGCCACCAGCCAGCGGCGATCCCAGGTCCCGTCCCCTCCCTGCATCTTCCTGTAGACGTAGTATCCGGTCGCGCCCGTCACCGCCTGCCACTCGACCCTGACCTCGCGGCGGTAGGGGTTCGAGCGCCCGTAGGCGACGCCGGCCGACAGCGCCGTGATGCCGTCTGGCAGGATCGCCGAGACCGCGTAGGCGACGCGCTGGTCGAACGTGATCAGGTTCGCGCCCGGGGTGATGTTCGACGTCGTCACCGGGGTCTGCCACGGCGGGTTGGCCGTGAACTCGCAGCTCGTCGTCGGGGCAGTCACCTCGATCATCTGGGTCCACTCGGCCTTGTTGTAATACCAGCCGAGGTAGACCCGGTATTTCGCGGCCCCGGCCGCGGCGGACCACGACGCCTGGATCTTCTGGCTGCCGTTGGGCGCGCAGGTCTGGACCGTTCCGGCGTCGGCGAACGAGCCTGGCTGCGCCGAGGCGTCCCAGTAGAACGCGTCGGGGTCGCTCTCGTTCCCGCCGGCGTCGACCGCCGTGACGATGACGCCGTAGGTCCCGTTGGGGACGTCGGCCGAGATGCCCGCCACGACCGGGCTGCCGCCCTTCTCGATGTCGTCGCCGTCGTCCCGGTAGCTGGTCTCCCCGCTCGTCATGTAGTCGAGGTAGGTATCGGTCTCGTTGCGGCCGTAGACGACGTGGGCCGTGGCTCCGCCGCCAGCCGTCCAGCTCAGCTGCACGTAGTTGGACCCGTTCATGACGTCCGGCGCGTTGCTCACGACGACGTCGGACGTCTTCGCCGACTCGCCGCTGGCGTTCGCGGCCGAGACCGCGTAGCGGACGGTCCTCGACCCGGGCGTGCCCACGACCGTGGCCGACAAGCCCGAGGGGGCGGACGGCGCGGCCCCGGCCGCCAAGGACAGGCCCAGCCCCGTCGGCCTCGCGGCGCTGGACGTCAAGTCCCCGAACCCGGCCTTCCAGTCTGTCGCCGTCCAGGCGAACGCGCCACGGCTGGGCGTCCCGGTGATGGCCGGCGCGTTGGTCCCAGACACGTCGTCAGACACCTCGCCGAACACGATCGGGACCGGCTTGCCGATCGCGTCAGTCGGGCAGGACGGGAACTGGTCGCGGCTGATCGCCTCCTGCGGGATCTGCTTCTGCAGGTTCGCCGAGCCGAACAACGACGACAGGAAGTCCTGTGCCCGCCATTCCCAGAGCAGCCCGCCGCGGGGCTTGAATCCGCGCACGATGCCGCGGAAGATGGTCCTCGGGGTGTAGAGCAGCCGCCGGCTCGCGTCGTCGATCATCCGGATGATGACCTGCTTGTTGAGCACGTGCTTCAGCGCGACCGATCCGAGCCATCCGCGGATCTGCCTGGCGACGTCCGACTCCAGCCAGTTCACCTCGCTGGCCTCGTATTCGCCTTGGCTGTCCGACAGCGCGCGCGTGACGGCGCCCCAGGCCTTGATGACCGGGGCCTTGTAGCCGCCGTAGTAGTCGGGCGGGTCGTTCAGGTCCACCGTCGCGCCGAGGTGCGTGGCGTCCGTGTGGTAGAACTCCCTCCAGCTCAGCCCGATCGTCAAGCCGTCGTTGCCGGACTCGAACTCGACCTCGCCCGTCGGGACGAAGACCAGCCCGTCGGCCGAGAACGCGAACCAGCGCGTGGTGCTCGCGAGCGCGACGATGTCGCTGCCGCCGGTCCAGCCGTCCGACGTGAGAGCCGTGAACCCGTTGGAGCCCAAGGCTCCGCCGAACCACGGCGACGAGTTGGTGCCTGAATGGACGGCCGCCGGGCCGCGGAACCTGTGCAGCGACGAGCCGGTCCGGCCGCCGACGACGAGCGCCGGCTCGAAGGCCATCCCCGTGAGCGTGTAGGGGATGCCCGGGTTGAGGAGGCTGCCGTGCGCGAAGTATTCCGAGATCGGCGACCCCTCGCGGATGGCGATCCACGGATACATCAGCTTGTCGGCGTTGACCTCGGTCAGGCCGACCTCGAACCCGTTCGCGTTGAAGCCCTGGATGATGTCGGCCACAGCGACGTTCGTGCCGCCCTGCCAGCTCGAGTCTCCTGAGTATCCGTCGTCCCTGTAGTTCATGCTGGTGCCGAGCATCATCACGGCCGTCGGCTGCCAACCCGTCTCGACCACCACGCTGCGGGCGTCGACGGCGTTGCCGACCATCACGCCAGTGTGCATGAAGTAGCCGCTCGCGTGCTGCCCGCCGTCGGCGACGCAGAGCGCCACGTAGGCGTGCCCGTTCTTGTTGACGGCGGCGTGAGGGCCGAGGGTGAACCCGTCCGCGTGGACGCCCTTGATCGCCTGCGTCGCCTCGCTCGTCACGCTCGGGGCCTCGTTGATGATCCGGCTGTAGGTGCCGCCCATCTGCCGGACCCACATCGCGCCGCCGTATGACGGGGCGTCGGCGATCTTCTTGACCAGCACGAAGTCGGGGACGAACCCGATGCCTGTGATGTCGCGCAGCGCGTCGTTGCCGGTCCAGGTCACGATCTTGTGCTGCCAGGACAACGGCCGCTCGAGCTCGGCCGGGCCGTCGCCGCCGTGCAGGGCCTCCATCATGATGCAGCCCAGCTGGATCGACACGCCGCGCTTGTTCCTGGCCCCGAACTCCAGCGCGTCGAACGCGGAGTCCGTGAGCGCCGAGAACGCGGTCGCCTTCTGGCACTGGCCGCTCGTCTCGTAGGACGCGTTCAGCGCGACGGTGGTCTCGACGCCGCCGATCAACAGCGCGTCGTTGCCGGCCCCGCCCGACGCCTTCATGTAGGCGTAGACCTTCACTCCCTGGATGTCGGCGAGGCCCAGCTGCGCCGCCGTCTTGTGCGTGAACGTCGTGCTGGCCCCGTTGGTCGTGACAGTCTGCTCGTTGTTCGCGGTCGCGATGGCCGTGGTGTTCGAGCGATCGAGCGGCGCCTCGGCCACGCCCTGCCACCCGTTCGTCCAAGCCGCCGACGCGCCCTGGCCGGTCACCATGACTGGGTGGACGCGGTTCAGCCGGTTCGCGGTCAGCGCCACGTTGGCGGCCTGCGTCCCGTCGCCGACGCACCATTCGGCGTCGTCGAAGTCGGCGTCGTTGGACGCCGCCGTGGCGGTGCCGTTGCCCAGCGACGGCCGCGAGAACGAAGTCCCGAACGGGGCGCTAGACCTCGTGACCGTCTTTGTCTCGAGCAGCGTGCCGTCCTCGCTGTAGACCGATACCGTGACGTCCGTCGTGTCGTTGCCCCCGAGGGGGTTTGTCACGATCGAGGTGACCTCGAAGCAATACCAGGCGCCGAGGGCCAGCACGGTCGCGGAGCTGGCGCTGGCGGTGCTCCCCGCCTTCGCGTGGAACGTGCCGTCGGTGTTGAGCGCGGCGCAGCCGGGGAAATTGTCGGACGATGACGCGTTGAACCCGCAGAGCCCGATCCCGTTGGCCGACGGATAGGCATTGAGCCTGACCCACACGCGCAGCATGCCCTTTGCCGACTCGCCGTCGAGCAGCGACGAGCCGAACGTCCCCACGAGATCGAGGACGGTCGCGGTATTGGCGGTTCCGGCGCCGCTCTTCGACTTCAAGTAATAGCTGCCCGAGCGCGCGGTCCCGTCGGCGAGCGTGGCGTTGAAGGACGACGTCCCCCTGACGCCGCCCGGGTGCCCCAGCTCGAACCCGTTGAACCCGCGCTCCAGGCTGTTGCTAGCCGCCATGTCAGAACACCAGGCCGCGCGATACCTCGCGCCAGCCGAATCGGATGATGTTGTTGTTCGTGAAGTCCCGCTGGATCAGGCGCACGGGCTCGGCCCAGCGCGCCAGCCTGGCGTCGTTCACGTCGGAGTCCGGCACGATGAGCGTCGGCAGCGAGCGGCCGTTGCACTCGTCCCACCACTGCTCCACGGCCGCCATCCCCGCGTCGGACGTCTTGATCTCGGCCGACCACGTCTTGATCTTCGCGCCGAGGTCGTAGGTCGTGGTGACCCCGTAGTCGGTCTCGTGCTCGATGATCCGCCGCTCGACGCCGTCCTGGTAGCCCCAGCTGATGTTGTTCGTCAGCGTCCGCTTGGTCTCGCCGAACCACAATTGCCCGAGCTGGACGTCCACCGAGTTGGCGGTGCCGAACAGCAACCGCCAGAACCGGAAGCTGTTGGACAACGCGCTCAGGTCGAGGAACGGGTTGACGGGCCACCTCGGGCTGCCGCGCTCGTAGGTCGGGATCGTGATGGTCTGGTTCAGCGTCGGCGCGCCCCACGAGTCGGTGGCGTTCCCCTGGATCTTCACGTTCGCCAGCGCGGCGTCCAGGTTGTGGTGGACGATCGCGAAGACGTCGACGTTAGTCGCAACGCCGAAGTCGAAGACGATGTTGCCCGAGGTCGCGTCCAACTTGAACGCGCGCGCCGGGTTGCTGTCGTAGAGGTTCGCCCTCGGGTAGTCGGCGTCCTCGGACGAGGGGGTGATGGTCACCCCCGCCCCCAGCTTCTGGTCCGTCGGCCACTGGTAGATAAATGACATTTACTTGACTCCCAGGCTCTGCTGCATCGACGTGCGGCCGCCGCCGCGGTTGTCCTCCAGCCACTGGAGCATGACCGGGGCGATCTCCTCATACCACATCTGTCTGATGCTGTCGACGGTCGCGATCGAGGTGGTCAGGTTGAAGTTCACCTGGCCGGCGCCCGCGCCGCCGCCGGGCATGCCGGTCTGCTTCATCGCCTGCGCGAGCGCGTCGACGATGACGTTGGGAGACCCGACCACCTCGGGGCCCGACTCGCCGACGACCCGGAAGGTCGGCTTCGAGACGATGCCGCCGGCCGCCATGCCCGGCAGCTCCGGCATTTCGCCGTTGGGGTTGAACTCCCCGGGCGCGATGCCCTCCGGCACCTCGGGCATGCCGTTCGTCCGGAAGTTGACGTCGACGTTCACCTCGTTGGGGATCGCGTCGATGGCCGGGGGGATGAGCCCGAGCCCGCGCAGCAGCACGTCGAACTTCGCGATGAGCTTCTCCACGGTGGCCACAAGCTTGTCGCCGAAGGTCAGCTTGCTCACGTCCGTGATCTTCTGCCCGTTCGCGTCGACCAGCTTGCCGCTCTCGATCAGCTTCTCGACCCAGGGCCGCATGTTCTCCGGGATGGTGGTCCCGAACTGGATGCTGTCCTGCACCAGCTTGCTGATCTCGTCGGACATGCCGTCGAGGACCGCGATCATGTCGGCGCCGCCCTGCTCGAACGTCTTCAGGTCGTCGATGACCTGCTGCCAGTTCTGGTTGGCCACGCCCTGCTGGAACGCCGGCCCGAGGGCGGCCAGCGAGACCCCGTAGCGGTCGGCCGCCGCCTTCATGGCCTCGACGTCGACCTGCCCGTCCTGGCTCCACTTCTCCAGCTCCGCGCGGTGCTCCGCCGTGAGCACGCCCATCTTCTCGAGCTGCGCCAGGTAGGGCTGCAGGCTCGCCGGCAGCTTGACGTGCGCCGCGGCGGCCTCTGCGGCCCATTCGCCGAACTCCTCCCGGAGCTCCCCGACCTTTTGCTTGAACTCCTCCGCCTTCTGCTTGAACTCCTCCAGGCCCTTGGCGCCCTTCAGCCGGAACGCGGCCTCCATGTCCACGCCGGTGGCCTTGCTCAGCATCCTGATGTTCTCGATGCCGCCGGCCAGCTCGGTCATGTCCTTGCTGAGGGCCTTGATCTCCTTCGTGTTCTTGTCGCCGCCGAACAGCTTCCCGATGAAGTTGCCCGCCACGCCGCCGAGCATAGATCCGAGGGGTCCGCCGAGCATCCCGGCGAACTTGCCGATCGAGCCGGACAACGCGCCGCCCATGCCCTTGCCGAGCAGCCCCTGCGCGAGCTTGTTGCCCAGGCCGTTCGGCCCGCCGAAGATCTTGTCGCCGACGTCGCCGCCAACGCCCGAGAGGATGCCCTTGAGCGCGCCGCCGAGGCCGCCCCCGCCGGTGAACGCCTGCTTGATCATGTCCGGGACGCCGGCCAGCCACTTCTGCGTGAGGTTGCCCCACGAGTTGGTTTCGGCCTTCATCTTGGCGACCGCGTCGTTGTGCGCCCGGGCGGCCTCCCCCATCTTCTCGGCGTAGGCCGCCTCGACCGCGGCGAGGTTCTCGTCCGTGGCCTGGCCCACGGCCTCGAGCTCGCGGATCTGGTCGGCCCTCCAGTCCTCGACGACGGCCTTCTTGTATTCGTAGTCGGACATCGTCCGCTTGCGCGAGATGTCCAGCGCCGCCTTCTCGGCGTCCATCCGGATGTCGAGGCCCTTGATGTAGTTGTCGTTCATCCGCTCGACGGCCTTGGCCTGCGCCTCGGCCTGCTGCTCGAGGAGCTTCGGCGCCAGCTTGGCGGCCTCCTCGTTGGCCTTCGCGAGGTTGCCCTGCACGAATGCCTTGGCGAGCAGGCCCTGGAGCTTCTGCCCGGCGTCGGCAGCGCGCGAGGCGAGCTTGTTCAGCGCGTCCGCGTTGTCGATCGCCCACTCCTGCAGCCGCCCGTTCCTGGAGGCGATCTGAGCCTCCTCGGCCATCTCCTTCATCTTCTTGGCGAGCTCCTCCAGGGACTTCGACGGCTTCGCCAGGGCCGGAGGCATGGCCTTCGCCGTCCCGGCGACCTGCTCCAGCGCCTTGCCCGCGTTGTTCACGGCGTCGCGCCCGGCCTGGACGGCCGCGTGCATCTTGTCGAACGCGCTCGCGCCCTCGCCGACGCCGAGCGCCGCGTTCATGGCCTCCTTGCCGGCCGAGAAGAACCCGTCCGCGGCCCCGCCCAGGAACGTCTGGACGTCCTTCGCCTGCGCGCCGACCTTCTCGAACTGGTTGCCGACCCCCGGGATGTGCGCGCCCACGGCCGCGAGCCCCTCGATCAGCTTGAAGAAATACTGGTTCACCTTGACCAGCGAGCCGGCCACGAAGTCGAAGACCGCCTGCAGGCCCTTGAAGGACCGGTATACCACCTCGGCGACCGAGATCCCGGCGTCGCCGAAGTCGAGCAGGAACGCGGTGGCCAGCTTGACGGACTCCTTGATCGAGTCCATCGACTGCTCCCAGCCGTCGGTCTCCATGCCGTCGACCAGCAGCTTGGCCATCGCCTTCATCACCTCGAACAGGGGCTGCAGCGCCTCCGCCAGGGTGATCATCACGCTGTCCGAGATCGTCGACATGAGGCCGGACCAGGTGCCGGCCTGCTTCTCCATGGCTCCGGTGAACGATCCGAGCTGCTTCTGGAACGCCCCGAACACCTCCGCCGAGCTGGCGCCGGACTTCTGCAGCCGCTCCATCTCGTCCCGCGCCTGCGGGGTCAGGACGGCCAGCTCCTGCAGCCGCATAGCGGCCTCGCCGAACGGCTTGCCGCTCTGGACCATCGCATACATGCGGCCGACCCAGAAGCCGAGCTCCTGGATCGGCGCGCCGGTCGCGGCCGACGCGTCGCCGAGGAGCGTGAGGTTCTCCTTGGTGTTGAGCGCGGCGCCGCCGAACGTCTGCAGCTTGAGCGACGCCTCGATGATCGGGCCCGTCTCGAACGGGGTCTTCTTCGCGAACTCGAACAGCCCCTTGACGTGCTTCTCGGCCAGGGCGGCGTCGCCCATCAGCGTGGCGAACTTCAGCTTCGTGGTCTCGAGCTGCGCGTTCATGCCGAACGCGGCTTCCTTCGCGAGGCCGAACGCGGCGCCCAGCCCGCCCATGATGGCGGTCGCGCCGACGAACCCGCCCATGATGGCGACGGCGTTGCCGAGCGCGCCGGCGAAGCCGCCCGCCTTCTGGGTGTTGTGCTCGAGCTCCTTCGAGGTCTTCTTCGACTGGGTCTCGATCCCCTCGAGGAAACGGGTGATCTCCGCCTGCGCGGCGCCCAGCTGGGCCTTCGCCTTTACGAGGAGGTCGATCTCGCTGCCCTGGTTGCTAGCCATTGTTCTTCTTCTCTGCTTCCAACCGCTTCTTCTTGGCCGCGGCCTTGCGGTCCTCCAAGAGCAGCTCGTTGGAGATCATCGCGCAGGCCTCCAGCCCGTGGTGCAGCCGGCTGTCCTGCTCCCCTACGTTCCCGGCGGCCGGGAACGAGCATCGCTTCCACTCGGCGTAGCCGCTCACGGCGTCCACCTCGATCCGGTAGCACTGGGCGAACCAGCGCGTGACCGTCTCGACCTCGCTCGTGAAGGAGAGGACCGGGCACGTGGCGGTCCTCACCTTGTCGTCATACCAGACTATCTCGCCTCGCTGCTCTGCTCCGGGGTCGCATCCCCGGTCTCGGCAGAGCCCGAGGAGCCGGCACTTCCGGCAGTCGGTTCCGGTCTCGGCCCAGCTGCTTCCCTCGCGTCGCCCCCGGAGCCAGCGGGAAAATCTGAGGGCGACGGCAAGTTTTTTAGCATGCCCGCGGGCAGCCTGTTCTGCGCCCAGATCTGGTTGATGAACTGCATCATCAGGACCTGCCGCGCGCCGAAGACCCGGGTGATGTCCTCGCCCGTCTCGACCTTTTCCCCGTCGATGTCGACCTCCCCCGGCGGGAACGCGGCGTTCTGCTCGACCCGCGCCTTGACCCAGAGCAGCATTTCGGCGGCTCGCTTGATGGTCGCCTCGCGCTCGGCCTCGCGCTCGGCCGGCGTCTTGCGCAGCTCGGCCTCGGCCTCGGCCTTCTGGATCGCCAGGAACGCCTGCTCGGGCTCCATGGCGGACGTGTCGACCGCGACCTTCGAGCCCTTCGACTCTCCGCGCGAGTAGTCGAAGTATTCCCGCTCGAACTCGATGAACTCGTCCATCGTCATGCGGCGGACGTGCAGGGACAGCTCGACGTCGTCGATGGTGACGGTGCCGCCCTTGTGGTATTTGCTGACTGAGAGCTTGGACATTGGATCTCCGGTGATTTCGGCGCGGGGGCACCCGGCCGGGCTTCGGTTGGTAGGTGGTTCGGAGGGGGCCGCCCTGGCTGGGGGCGTCCAGGGGTGTCCGGCTAAGGCGGCCGGGCCCCTGGGCGTGCCGGGCGTGGGATTATTATAGGCCCGTTTCGGGCCGGTCCCCAAAGGCCGGGAATCAGGCCCAGATTCGACCCGAGGGAAAGAAAAAGGGGCCGCCTAGTGGGTAAGGCAGCCCCTGGACAAGGGCTCGTTCTGGGGCGTTCCGGCGGCCCGCGCCTTGGAGGACCCTGACCGCCCTGTTTTCAGGACAATTTCGGGGCTCCGGCCGGTGCCGCCTTTCCGCCTCGCCGTCCGGCGCCTGCCCGTGGCCGGGCCACCTCGGCCGGGGGAGGCCACTTCCCCGGCTCCGGCATTCAGCGCCCTCGCGGTTAGCCGAAGATGAGGAACAGCTCGTCGTTCTGGTTGTCCGCGGTCTCGAGCGCCTGGCCGGTGAACGTCCAGGTCGCCGCCTCGTCCGGGTCGTCCTGCGCCGCCGGCTTCACGTAGGCCTTGGGCATGTAGAGCGCGATGATGTTCCCCTCGGTGAACCCGTTCTGGCGGAAGATCGACGCCGTGCTGCCGGCCTTCGCCAGGTCGTAGAGGGTCGCCGGGGTCTCGACGAACGCCTCCAGGGTCAGGTCGATGCGGCGCCGGCCCGCGCGGTAGATCTCGGTCGCCAGCCCCTCGGTGCCGGCTTCCTCGTTCCGCAGGTTGAGCGCGTTGTCGATCGTGACCTCCAGGCTCTTGTGCAGGTAGGCGGTGTCGCCGATCCGCAGCTCGCCCTGCATCCCGGTCGGGGGATTGCCGCCGACGTAGGTCGCCGAGCCGGGCTCCGCGATGAAGTCAGCGTCGCCGGTCGACCGCTGCTTGCGCGCGGGGCCGCTGACCGAGATGCGCGCCTCTTCCGTGCCCTCGAGGGTGAGCGTGCCCTGGTTGAACCCGACGCCGTCGAGGTTCCGGCCGAAGCCATCGAGGTAGTGGCAGAGCACGTAGCTCAGCGCCAGGTCGGTCGTGAGCTTGTAGACGATGCAGCTCTTCACCGTCGAGCCGTTCGCCGGCGCGCTTGGCAGAGCCGGTGCCCAGGTCACGTTGTTCGTGGCGATCGCCGTGATGACGCGGACATACTTCTTTCCGGCCACCGTCAGCGCAATCGCGCCCCCGACCACCAGTCCGGTCACGGCCGTGAGATCGGCGTCGGTCGTCGAGGCCGCGGCGTCGTTGATCGTCGTTGACAGGACCACGTTCGACACACTGCCGAACAGGCCCTTGTAGACGAAGTCCGCCTCGGGCAGCGTGTTGATCGTCCCGCTCGGCCGCATGATGGCCTCGAGCGTGCCCAGGCCCGCCTCCGTCCGGCGATCGAACTGGTAGGCCACGCCCGGCGAGCGCTTCTTCTCGGGCGAGTCCTGCCGGTTGTAGGGGTCGTAGGTCATTTCCACGTTGACGTGGCGGACCGCGTCCGCGGCCAGGACCGACGGGGTGTCCCCGTAGGCGGCGTGCTCCGCGATGAAGAAGCGGCCCTTGCGAGCGATGCTCAGTGACATTGCCTTTTACTCCTCGTTGCCGGCGGCTTCCGCCGCCTTCTCCTCGAACCACTCCGCCTCGACCGCGTCCCGCAGGGCCACGCCCTCGGCCACGTATCCGTCCAGGTCGTATTCGCGCCCCGGCACCAGCTGCAGCCCGGCCTTGCCGGGGACGACCACCGAGGCGGCCACCTTGCAGACGTAGGCCGGCTTTCCCGGCTTCGCGCCCACTCGCTTCTCGAGTCTCTTGCTCATGACGGCTCCCCGTAGGTCCGGTGCAGCCGCAGCGTCACGGGCTGGACCAGGATGACGATGTTCGAGCCGACGCCGACGAACGGCCTGGGCTCCTGCACCCGGACGTCGTAGACCAGCCCCCCGAGGGTGACATCGACGGCCAGGGCCTTCTCGATGTCGTGCGCCAGGTTCTCCCAGCAGGCCAGCCGGGCGGCGCCCGTCGGGTCCCCGTCCTCGGCGTCCATGCGGGCCTGGACGTTGACCTCGAACTCGCTCACCAGCTGCATCGCCGGGTAGAACGTCCTGCTGCCCTCCGGCGTCGGCTCGATGACGTAGAGCGGCAGATCCGCCCCGTTCGACGTCAGCACGTTGGTCGTGGGATCCACGCTCACCTGCGACGGGTCGTTGACGGGGTAGTGGTAGGCGCCGCTGTCGTCGATTGCCCTCAGCGCCGCCTGCAGCGCCTCAACGATCCTCTGCCTGACGCTCTTGGACGCCATCAGCCCCTTCCCAGCACCTTGTTGAACGCCTCCGACACGTAGTGGTTAACGGTCGAGACGACCCAGGCGCGTTTTTCGTTTGCCGACCTGCTCAGGTAGCCGACCGCCTTGATGGTCACGCTGTCCTTGAGCGCGAAGAGTGGCTCTATGCCGCCAGAGAGCTTCTTCCCGAAGATCACGTGGTTGTGGACGAACGTCCCCGTGTAGCCGAACCCCGCCGGGTTCTGGATGACGTCCCTCGCCGAGAACCTCGCCACGCCCTTCTTCGTCTGAGCGGCCGTGAGCGGGATGGTCAGGTATCGGCTCTTCTTCGGCCGCATCGTCCCGCCCAGCTCGTGCACCCGCGCGTAGGGCGCCTTCTTGATGTCCGCCCCGATCCTGGCGTAGGCGTCCCCGC